GACAGACGCGGAGAACGCGGCACCATCGGGCTGACGCGACGGACGAGTCACGTGAGCGAACGCGTCGCGGTGGTACGCGATACCGAAGTCCGAAGGCAGCGTCGGGTCGGCAACGATCGTGAAGCCGAACAGGCGACCGATCGTGGCGTTCCGAAGAACCTCGGACGAACCCGACTCGTTGACCTTCTGCAGAAGCTCGTCCGACAGGGCCGCAGCCTCAAGGTCCGAACCCACCGCGAAGTAGCGGTCGGCGGCAGGGATCTTGCGGTCGTTGAGCACCTGACGGGCCTTGATCAGCACCTGACGGATGTTCGACCCGTCCGGGGCCACTGCCGGGATGCTCGGATCGGTGACAATCGAAGTCATCTCAGAGATCAGCGGCGCGGCCAGCGCGTCCACGACCGACTCGGCCTGCGGGCGCAGAACCTGGCGGGTCATGTCCTCAAGGCTGAACGTCGCGAAGTCGTCAGGCAGACGAACCGCGTTGTAAACCTGGTCCTCAAGGGTCACCGGGAACCACGTCTGACCGATGTCGTTGAACTGGATCGGGCTCCGGGCGTCGCGGTTGGCCTTGGTGTAGACCTTCGCCTCGCCGGCCGTGATCGGGCCAAGGACGTTCACGGTCTGACCGCGACCCGCCACGAACTCGTTCGAGAAGTCCTGACGAACCGTGCGAGGAAGGTTGGTGAGGTAGCGGAGGGACGAGAGAGTCGCCCGAGCCGCCTGCTCAGGGGAGAAAAGAGTGATAGCCACTGTGGGCCTCCTTAATGTGATGTGAACGCACCACAGCGGTGGTGCGCTTAGTTCTCAAAGACGCGTTTGACGACCTGATCCACGTCAACGTCGGCGGCGCTCTTCACGGCAGAGCCGGGACTGCGCAGCGACTCCTTCGGCGCCTGTGTCGGAGGCTTACGCCCACCGAACAGTTCCATCAGCTCCTCGGCGTCCTGAAGGATCTCGTCCTCCGTGGTGCCGGTGAGCCGACTCACGAGCTTCTCGGGGAGACCATGCTTCACGGCGATGCGGAGGCGCAGATTCTCCGCCTCGAGCTTCGTGAGCTGTTCACCCTTACCCTCGGCCTCCTGGGCCTTGGCTTCGGCGTCCGCAGCCCGCTTCCGCAGGTTCCGGTTCTCCGAGTTGATCTTGCGGATCTTGTCGCGAGCCTTGTCCGGGTCGAACCCGTCCTCTTCCGGCTCGCCAGTGTCACCGTCGGTGGTGTCCGCGTCAGGTTCCACCGGGGAATCCTGCGGGTCAGCCTCAACGGCTTCGTCGATCTGGTCAGTCGTCATTTCGCCCTCCCGGGGCATAGTTGGTGCCGCCACCAGGGCAGCAGTACGATCCCCCACAACCGGGGGAAGCTATCGGGGCCGAACCGAGTCCCTAAACGAACCCAGCCGGCGCATCTCAGACAGCACGTTCGATGTCGACGCGCGCCGCCCGCCCTCTTCCAGGGACTTTCGGGCTTCCTTGTACACATCCACGTACGCCTGCTCATCCGCAGTCGGCGCCCAAGTGCCGTAGATGATCTCGGCCGTGCATCCGCAGTGCCCGTGGTAGCGAAGGCCCTCACCCTGAGTGACGGTGCTGTACCGGCTCTTGTACATCGGCCCGCGGGAAGCGAGCATCGCGCAGAACGCGCACGGGTCACCGTCGGTGACACGACGCCACCCAACGGCCCGCCTGTCAGCGGAAGCAGTGTTCGCGATCGTCGTCCGCCCACCCATCAAGGCCTGACGGCGGACGATGCCCTCGAACTTCACGAAAGCACGGTCGTACGCCTCCTGGCGGGTCAGGCCACCAGCGATCAGCTGCTTCACCCGAACCGGCCCGGCGAACCGCAGCGCATCCGGCGTTCCAGGCGCCGCGCCCAGCACAACCCGGCCGGGTGCGCCAACCTCAGCGCCCCGGTACGTCGTCAGATACTCAGCAGCCACGTCCTGCGACTGCTTCACCCGACGATTCACCGCCGCCACGTTCGACGCCAACCAGTACGGGGTGGACCCGTCCAGATCATTGACATCCAGACGGGACCACAACACTCGCGCCTCAGCAGCGGCCAGCCCCGCAACCTGCAACTGCGCCAAACGATGCGACTCAGTGAGCCCCCGACCCTCAGCCGTTGACGCCATTGGACTGAGCGTTCAACGCAGCCGCCATCTGCTCCTCAGCAGACGGATGGGCTTCCTTGTACTCGAGCCACGACTTCGCGATCTCCGGCGTCACCGTAGGAATCCGGTCCCACAGCAACTCGACCGGGATCTTCAGCATCGTCGCCATCTTGCCGAGCGCATCGGCCGCCTGGTTCATCGACCGCGACTGCAGATCAGCCCAGTCAGTACGCAACGTGAAGTCCGCCGCATCCTCCTGACGCCCCTCAATGTGGGCGGCCAGACGCAGCAACTGCTCGTTGGAATCGCCGAACCCGACCTTGCGCTCATGCACCTTCAGGTCCGCCATCGCGCGCGCCTCAGCGATCGCATCCGCGGACAGGTTCACGAGATTGCCAGTCAGGGCGTGCGCGGGCGTCTGCGTCACAACCGCGAGGATCTTGATGTCCTCCTCGGTCGCATGAATCAGACCATCCGGCGACGTCTCGTCGAGCGTCCCGAACTGCACCCCAGCCTCACCAGTCAGGATGTCGCCCTGCCGCAACAGCAGCTTGATCTTCTCCCGGTCGGCCGCGTCGGTCGGCATGTCCAGGCCGGTCGCAGTGCGAACCTTCCACGAGCTCGAGTGCTGAACCAGCATCCGGTCATACGTGGTCTTGTTGATCCGCTCCGCGACGGTCACATACGGCTCAACCTCACCCGGCGTGCGCCCCTCGAGGTCGATCTGGTTCGAGTACCGCACGGCCGGCGCGACACCCGCACCGTGAATCCGCTCCTCGATGTAGACCAGTCGCCCACCCTCATGCCCGAGGATGTGCACCGCCTCCTCATCGACGATGTGGAAATGGTTGCCCTTAGCGAGCAGGTAGTACATCGGGTACTCATCCTCAGCGACGTCCCCGTACACCGCGAACAAGTCGCGCGGCGAACGGCCCCGAAGAACAGCACCGCTATCCCCCGGCATCGCCGTCGCATAGCTGTACCCATACGCCAAGGCGGCACGATAGATCGCCCGCTGACGAGAGAACATCCGGTTTCGCAACCACGGCAACGTCACCTGAGAGGTGTCCGTCGAACGGCTCGAACGGAACGCCTCCGCAACGAGCTGCTGCGAAACCGTCGTCACAACCAACGACAGGAACGGCGTCTCGCTGATCTTCGCCAGATTGCGATGCTCCGTGTCCGCGTAGTTCGGGATCTTGTCCGCAAGCGAACCCGGCTCCCACCGATGCCACTTGTCAATCACATCCAGCTCGCGCCGCGACCGCTGCCAACCCGGAATCAGGAGATCGTTAGCGAGTTCCACGACATTTGCGCGCTTCATCACCACACGCGACCCCCCTTCTTCTCACCGCTGTTCAAAACCCTGCGGCGTGCCATACGAGCACCGACCATGCAAACCGCGAGGTCGATCTTGTTCTTCGAGTCCTTGCGGTCCTTCGCAATCGACACATACCCAGCAACCGGATACCGGCGCGCGTTCAACACGTGACGACGCAACCGCGCATCACCGTCGTGAGTGAATTGCTCCGATTGGATCTCAGTCAGCGTGTACGCCACGGACTCAGCGATCGCCTTCGAGTTGGTGCGGTCAGTCATGTCGAACATCACCGCATGCCCCTTACCGCCCTTGGCCCCAGACGCCCACAACCGCAACCGCGACTTGTACCGCTGATGCCAGTCGTCGAACAACGGATCCCAATAGCGGTCCATCGTTTCGTCGTCGAGCGTGTGCGACGGATCACCGAAGAACGCCACAACCCGGTACGTGTCAAACGCGTGCGAAACGGTCGCGTCCACCTCTTCCCGAGGCGCCAACCAGCCCTCACCGCGCTTGCCAGGCGGCCTCTGCCACATCCCCAGCACGAACACATGCCCATCGGACATCCGCACACCAACAAGGCCCGTCGCGTCATCCGACTTCGAACAGTCAAGGAACATGGCGATCTCCTCGCCAGCCTCAACCGTCACGTCCTCAGCGCGCAGCGGATCCCACTCGTTCGGCTCAGTCCAGGAGTCCTCAGCCGCAGTGATCTGGTTGTACCACTTGCGGCGAGACTCAGACGGGCTGTTCAGTGGGTTCAGGATCGACTTCAGAATGCGACCACGCGCATCCAGCCACACCGAATCACCGCGGACAGCCTCAACCACATCCGGCGCCGCATCCGCCGTCAAAGGAGCCTCAGCAGGCGCCTCCAAC